TTGTTCCTCTTTGTGCTTTTACAAATGTATGAGCATTATGTGTGAATACTCCGTTTGCAGCAGCTACATTTCCTATTCTAAGTTCTCTAGCTCCTACTACATCCGCTGCCATTTTAGTGTTAGCTGAAACTGCTCCAGTTGCAAGTTCTGAACTTGTAACAGAAGCTGATGCTAATTCTGATGTTCCAACAGCACCTGCTTTAATATTACTTGCATCTATGATATTTGCTGCTATCATAGTATTAGCATTTATTGCTCCGTCTTGAATATGTTGTGGACCTATGGCATCTGCTTTAATATTACTTGCATCAATTATATTTCCTACCAATGTATTAGCATTTATTACACCAGTAGCTAATTTAGCAGAAGATATTGTTCCTGTAGCTATTTTGGCATCTGTAACAGCACCAGCATTGATAGCTGCAGTTACAACATTACCAGCTGCTATCTTAGCAGCAGTGACTGCTCCATTATTAATAGTACTTGTGACTACATTACCTGAAGCAATTGCGTGTTGTGTTATTACACCTGATCCAAAAGCTGTGTTAGCAGCAATACCACCTGCAGCTACTTCTGTTGCTTTGACTGCACCAGTAGCTATTTCAGCAGCACCTACTGCTCCGTCTATTATGTTTGTGTTTGCGACAGCATTATTTGCTATACCGTCTGCTCTAATTCTTGATAAACCGCCCATAAGTTTCCTTCTCTTTTATTTATCTATTTATCCCAAAGCTATGGCAAAAGCTAATGAATCACCAACGGATCCTAATTGATTAAAAGTAGTACCGTCGTTAGTAAATTCAAATTGGTTAGATGTTTCGTTAAATCTTATCTCAACATTAGATTGATTTCCTCTATTGACTCTTATTCCAGCATCTGTAGTTGGATTACCTGATAATCCAGCATTAAGTATCATAAAATTACTTTCTACATTGGAACTTGAAGTAGTTGTTTGTGTAGTTGTACCTTGAACTATTAAGTTACCAGATATAGTTACAGAGTCACCTGAAAATGTTATGTTAGTTGTATCTGGTTTAATAAAAGTACTATTAACATATGTATTCTGTGCTGCAGTTGCTTTTGTAGCAAAAGTAGCAGTAGCGTTTGCAACTTGTAATCTATCACTTACTAATGTTCTTATAGCTGTGTTAGTTCCTGTAAGGTTTGTGTTAACTAATGTTACTCTAGCTGCTTGTGTTGCTATACTACTATTAGTATTAGCTAATGCAGCTTTGTGAACTGATAATGTTGTTGCATTTGCAACTTGGATCCTATCACTTACTAATAATCTTATTGCAGTGTTTGTTCCTGTAAGATTAGTATTAAGATTACCTATAGCTGAGTTCGTATTAGCTAATGCAGCCAAACTTGCAACATTGGCTACTTGAGCTCTGTCATTAATTAATGTTCTAAGAGCTGTGTTGGATCCAGTTAAGTTTGTGTTTACTAAATCTATTCTTGCAGCTTGTGTTGCTATACTTGAATTCGTATTACCCAATGAAGCTAATGCAGCTACATTTGCAACTTGTGCTCTATCGTTAACCAATAAGTTAACATTAGCAACTTGCATTCTATCATTAATCAGTAATGTGGTTGCAGTAGCAAAGTTTGCATCATCTCCTAATGCAGCAGCTAATTCATTTAAAGTATCTAATGTTCCAGGTGCAGAATCTTTTAAATCATTTATAGCATCTGTTATATCTTGTTGTATGACTGATCCACCACCAGTAGATGCAGCACTACCCATTAAACCATGAGCAGAACATTGATAAAATAATGTAGGTGTATCTTCTGTTACATCTATTTGTGTATAAGCACCACTACTTCCTGGAGTACCACTAGTTGTTACATTTGTTGTATAAGATTCACTTTTACCTGAGTCTTTATAAAATCTAAGAGGATGACCACCGTTTGAACTATCAGATTGATCAAATCTATAAGTCATATTAGGAGCAAGCATTAATGTAGGAGATTGTATATCATTAAGTGAATAACCTAATGAAGATCCTTGTCCAAAGTATGGGTGAATAGATGTTTTTGTAATTACTTTAACTGTGAATAAATGATAACTGTCAGGATTGACAACCAACATAGTATTAGCTTGAAACTCTGATGTTGAAGAACCAGTAGCATCTGCACCAACAAACTTACCTGTTGATGAATTAAATTTTAAAAACTTATTATTTACTTTTGCAGAGTCTCTATCTACATCATCTAAGAATTCTAATCTTACTTCACCACCACCAGCACTTCCACTAGCTAGATTCTTTCTACTAACACTTGCACTTATATTTTTTTTGAAACCTTTTAGGTCTTCAAGGATCTCATCTTTAAATGGTTTGAGGTCAACTGTGTCGCCATCTTTTCCGTCTGTTCCCGGTACTCCTTGTAACCCTTGTGGGCCAGGCAATCCCGTTTCACCTCTTTGTCCCTGAGGTCCTTGTAATCCTTGTACACCTTGTTGACCGGTGTCACCCTTATCTCCCTTTTCACCCTGTAAGCCACGTTCGCCTTTTTCACCACGTTCACCTGTATCACCTTTATCTCCTTTTTCTCCTTTGGATCCAACTTCACCTTGTGGACCAATAGGACCTTGTTCACCTAATAATCCAACTGGACCTTGTAATCCTTGTGGACCAGCTTTACCTGTTAAACCTTGTAATCCTCTATCACCCTTATCACCTTTGTCTCCTTTTTCACCAATAGGACCAACCGGACCTTGCTCTCCAAGTAATCCTTGTTCACCTTGAGGACCTCGTGGACCAATATCTCCTTGGGATCCTAAAAAGCCTCGTTCTCCTTTATCTCCAGGATCACCTTTATCACCTTTTGGACCTTTAAGACTTTCTTCATCTATTTTATAAGATGTAAAGTCTTCTTTTAATTTTTGTATTTCTTTTTTTGTGAATGCTAATGATGTCGCTAGGACCTTAGCGCTTTTAACATCATCCTTCATTTTCCTCTGCCTTATCATCTGAAACTGATTCCATGACTTTAGTCATACTCTCTACTAATGATTTTTCTTCGTCAGATATTGTATTGGCAGCTTGAAAACTTTCCTGTGGTTGCTCTGGCTCAGGTTGTGGCTGTTGTTGTGGTTGTTCTTCTTCACCTTCTTCATCATCTGGTGCCTCGTCTGATTCCTTTTTGATCAAGTCTGCTTCTCTTTTGATATCATCTTCATTCATATGAAGTATATACTTCTTAACATACTCTTGACTGAAATATCTACCGACAAATGAATCCACTTCACCTAGAAGTCTTAATCTATCTCCCATTATCTCAGCATTTTTCAATTCACTAAAATGATTATCTTCTAAGAAGTCATAATGAATATGTTCTCTCATTTCTCTGAATTCAGCTCTGGTAGTTACTCCAGTAAGTATCAATTGTGTTTCAAGAAGCTGATCAAATAAAGTAGTAAATTTATTTCTAAGTCTAGCTATAAACTTTGTAAACTTTAATTCATCTCTAGTAATCTCAGAAGCTCTACCTAAGTTAAAATTATTTTCTGCTTCCATTCTTGATACTGGAACATTCAATGCTTTGTATAGTTTTCTTTTAAAATATTCTATGTCTTCCATTTCACCTAAGTTTTGTCCACCAGGTAAGGAAGTAATCTCTGTACCTTTACCACCTTCTCTTCTTGGTAACCAGAAGTCTTCTAACATAGTCATAAACTTTCTATCATCTCTTACTTCACCAGTACTAGCATCATATACTAATTTATTCTTATGTTTAACCATCATGTCTCTAAGATATTGTTCTGCTTTAATCTTAGGTAAGTTACCAACATCAATATAAAATATTCTTCTTTCAGGTGCTCTTGCTAATCTATAGATTACAGATGCATCTTCTAACATTCTAAGTTGATTTAAAGGTTTAATAGCTTTATGTAAATGTCCTAATACTAATAACATTCTTTGATCTAATAGACCACTATGACAATAACATATACTATCTTTAGATATTTTTAAACCTTGATTTGATCTATTAATTCCTCTTGGATGGAAAATATAATACTCTAAATATCCTTTTGTAAGAATAGTATTAGTCTTTTCATCTTTCTTTTTAACAGGTTGTTTGATCTTTCTAATCTTTCTTGGATCAATATATCTTAATTCTTGTATACCAGCTCTAGGATTACTTTCATCTATAACAAGATGATAATATAGTCTACCATCAATATACCATTTTCTAAAAGTATCATATGAGTTGGTTGTAAAGTTTAACATTCTGAGAATATTGTCAAACTCTTCATGTATCTTTTTCTTGATTCCAGCACCTGTTTTTAGATCATCTAGGACTATAGATATTGCTGGTTCTTTTTCATTATAGACAATAGCTTCGTTTACTACATCATCTATAGCAGAGTCGCACTCCGGTTGGAGTGACATTTCTCTGTATCTTGTTACTAATTCTGCTTCTGATTTGGCAGAGCCTTCAAGATCTACATATGTGCCATAAGCACCTCCTGCAGCTATCTCTACAGCTCCGTCATCAAGGTTCGGTGGAACAAAGGACTTTAAGTTTTCATCCTTTAGTTTCTGCTCTTCTTCCTTTCGACCAATGCGAAAGCCAAATAATTCTAATGCCATAATTACCTTTATATTAGTATTGTACTACAAAACTATTTATGAGTCCAATACTTTTTTCAATTAATTAGAACTAGAGACCACCAGCATTGCCGGTAATACCTCCAGAAACTTCCCAATAATCATAAGTAAATGTTACAGTAAACTCTGAAACAGCATCTGTTCCCCAATCCATTTCAATTGCTGAAACTTCTGTTGGAAAGATACCTACAAAGTTATATACTCTTACTGGAACACCAGTTTTACTAAATTGAGTCACCTGTGCAGTGGACTTGTATAATGCTGGAGATGATGCACCAAATTTTCTTAGATTTGTTTGGAAACCATTGATCGTATTTGACCATTCTTCCATAGCATTTCTAATCTGCATATCTTCATCATTAATAATTGTTGCTGTCCAATCAGCAAAGGTTCTGTTTCCGGCTAGTCTTAATTGTCTTCCAAAATATGGAACATCTAAAGGTGCAATTGTTGCAGCTGGTATCTGAGCAGCTCTCGCTAAGAAAGGTACAAAAGTATCAGCAGCTCCGTTGGCTGGGTTGGTAATATTCACTTGAAATAACGAAGTTCTAGCACCACCTAGTTTAAGAGCACCTGCAAATAAGTTAATGTTGAACGCCATTTAATTTTCTCCTACTAGTATTTATATTATATTAACCAAATTGACCAACTACTTCACTAAATTCTACACCAGTTCTCACTGCAATGAAATTCAGTTGAATGAAGTTAATAGATCTAGCTGGCTTAATGAAAATGTCACCAATAAATCTATTTGAATCAATAACTTCAGGTGTGTTGTTTGTTTCGTCACAAACTACTCTAAAGTCAAAGATACCTCTTCTTCCCTGAACATCTCTCAAGAATGGCTCAACCAGTTGTACAAACTGAGCTCTTGTAAATGCATCATTGAATTCGAATAATGTAAACTTAGCAGCTGTTGCAATAGCTTTTTCAAGAACAATGAATAATCTTCTAACGTTGATTCTATCAAATGCACTTGGTTTAGCTAATAATGTTTTGTCACCAAATAGAACTGTCCCTTCTCCTGGGAAAGTTGTAATTGGATTTACTCCATTTTTATACAACAAGTCTCTTTCAGCTTTGTTTGGATTGAATGCTAACTTATTAACATTCTTTAAGATACCTCTATTGAAACCAGCTGGTGAATACCAAGGGTCTCTAGCAATATCGGATCTTACCATGATACCAGCTGTGTCTCCATTAGCTGGAACATATCTTTGTAAGTCATTGAATTTATCATACTGATACTTCCAACCACTATCCATTACAGCATAAGACGTTGAAGTTAGAGTATCTCTAAATGCAACAGTGTCTATTGCTTCTTTACCTGAGAAACTACTATTGTTTACAACATCAGCTCTTTCAGGAGACAATGTAACTAAACAATCTTTTCTAGATTCACAGATATTTCCAATGATGTGTTCAATAACTGTTTGATTTTGAGCACCACCTAAAATAAATGATACATCAATATCTTCAGCACTTTTGAACTTATTATATGCGTTTATATAATCAGCATTTGTTGGAGTTGCTCCATCTCTACCGTTGATCAGACTTTTAGTATCTGGTAGGCCATCACCACTGAATGTTACTCCAGCTGCTTTACTACCAGCGTTTGTTTTAAAGTCATGAGCAGCCCAATAAAGATATCTAGATTGCTGATTTATAACTTCCTTATAAAAATTAGTGGATCCATCTTCGTTTTTAGCATCAGATGCTACACTTAAATTTTCAAAGGTTTCTAAAACTGTATTCTTAGTACCACTCCATTCACCATCTTCATCTGCAATAACAATGTGTAGTTCATCACCTGAACCACCAGCTGTGTTTGCATAATCAGAAGTTGTTGGAGCTCTATCAACATTATTGAAGAATTCCCATCTTCTTGTTGGTGTAGCAACAGAAGCATTATGTGTAGCTGCTGTACTAAACGCTGATACTGTATTACCTAAGTATTTTGATTCTAATGTTAATGAACTATTGTTTGCAATTGATGCAATCTTACCAACAAATTGGTCTGGACCTAATACTAATAAGTCACCAACTTTTAATTCTGTTGAAAAAGCAGAAGCAGCAACACCAGCTCCATTAGCTTCTGTTGTTACTCCAGTTACTGTTTTTGATCCATCAGTAACAGTCACATTTGCAGTGATTGTTGATTCAAATGCATTTGAACTTGGACATACAGAAACTTTTAAACTGTTTCCTAATTCTCCTGGATACTTAGCAACCCAAGCACCAATGCCTGAAATACCATCTGAATAATTATCGTCATAGTCGTCATCATTTTTAACGACCGTTGATGCAACCGCGTTATTTGAAACAGTTGCGTTTAATGCCGTGCCTCCTGAAGTACTAGTATTAATAACTCTTACTAGAAACAATGCATTACCATAAGCTAAGAAGTTAGATGCTACAAAAAAGTCTGTAGCAGTGTTACTTGTTAGTGGTTTTTGAAAATCGTTTACTAGATCATCTTCATTAGTTATTAAAACTCTTTCTTCTGCAGGTCCCCATCTTAAATGGGCAGCGAATCCTGCTTCTGTGGTTGAGACGGCAGGAACTATGGTAGTTAGATCAATCTCTGATACATTAACACCTGGTGAAACTTGAAATCCCATTTTATTACTCTCCTACTTAATACAATTACAGTTTTTATTATGAATTTGTAATTATTTATAATTTTTATAAACTATGAATAATCATCAGTCTTTTGCATCACCCATCTGTCAGATGGATTATCTAATAATCGTGGTTCATTATCTGTTATCCCATCATCTTTAAATCCAACGGGCAACATATTTTCTTCCATTTGTTTCTCTTGCTCCTTATATAGTCTTTCACGAATATCGATATCAGTGATCTCTTTAAAGTAGTCTTGTTTTACTATCCATGAGAATAATACTGTACACATAGCTAAATCATCATGTGTTCCTTCTTCAGCTTCATAACTGGATCCTTTACCTACAAATGAAGATAATTCAGCTAATAAATCAAAATCGTTAATTACTAACTTATCATTTTCTACTAAATCTTTTAAGTTACTACAACCTATTCTTTTTACTTGTTTAGTTGTCTTTACACCTATAGTTCTGGATCCTCCTCCAAAACCACTACTAATTTGTTGACCAGCTCTACCTTTATGAACTGTAACCATTAAGTTTTCATATACAAGATCATGATGTAATATATCTACTACTTGTTGACCTATATCATTAGTTTCAACTAACATATATGCTTCATTATAGTGTTGACCTATGTTATGTAAAGTGGTAGGATATAACATTGGTGATATATGTTTATCTTTAAATGTACCTACTACTTTATATGGTAATTCTGTTACATCAAAGACAATAAAAGCACTATAATCTAATCCAACACCTCTAGCTGTATCAACAACCATTACATAAGTATGATCCTTTTTAGCTTCTTCATAACATACAAAGTTTCCTAATTTTTTTAATGGATATTCAAAACCAAGGTTTCTTAATTTACTTGCATTGATCAAAGTATTCATTGATCCTATAAACTCACATTCAAACTCTTGTCTGAATTGTTCTTCACTGGTATTGCTTATAGTTTCTTTTTTCCACTTCTCATCTCTACCTGGTATTTGATTCCAAGTGACTTCAATAGGTTTATATTGATTCTTTTTATCCACCGAATCAGACCATAACTTATAGAAATGGTTTAATCCATTTGGTGTACTAACAATAATAACTTTTGTAGTTTCACCAGAAGATATAGTAGGATAAACTGAAGCAAAGAAGTTCTGTGCAATATTATTACTAACGAATGCAAACTCATCTAAGAATATCAAATTGTAAGATCCACCTCTAATAGCACTACTACTTGTTGCACTAGCTAATATTTTGGATCCATTTTCTAATTCTATATTACCTTTATTCCAAACAGATATACCTTGTTGTAACCATTTTGGTAAATGTTCATATGCTAACTGAATCTTACCTAATAAGTCTCTAGCCAATGAACCTTTGTTGGCTAATATAGCTATACTTTGTTGATCATGAAATAATATTAACCATAACATGTATGCTGTTACAGTTGTACTTTTACCTGACTGTCTTGGAAGTTTATTAATAACAAATCTTGAATCCTGAAATGCTTTAACCATATCAGTTTGAAAGTCATAAAGATTAAAAGGAACTAAACCTTTATCTACATTAACAATCTGTATATAATTTTCTATAAAATGGATTGGATCCTTAGCACATTTAATGTATTCAGCAATCTGTTCTTTAGAATACTCTACATTAACATTAGATCTTTTTAGATTAGGATTTCCAAGATAATTCTCATTCATTATTTCTCTTATTAATCATCTTTTGAAGTTCACTTGTATTACCAACAAACAATGCGTTTGTGACATTTTGTGGTTGATCTGGAATATCTTTTTTGATTACTTTAACCTTCTTTTGTATTTCAAGTAAGTCTTTATTAGTATCACTTAATGTTTTTACTAATTGACTTACAACTTCAAATGCTCTAGGATGTTGTGATTGATTAGCTACATCAACTAAAGTATTCAATGCATCAGAACCTTTCTCTATTATATTATAAAGATTTTCTCTTGCATACTTAAAGTCAGTATCCACTGTTTCATCTTTATTGTCAACAGTTTTTATTTCTTTAGATTGTTCTATCTTTTCAGGTAGATCAAATATATCTTCCATATTCTTTTCAAATTTAGTACTCATTATTCTTCTCCACTTAGATTTATTTCATAATCAACACAAAATCCAAAGTTATCATTAGCACTAATATTATCTACACTGATACTTTGTGCGCTATTTCCTGTTGGTTCACCATTAGCTCTCAGTCCTGGTGTTATCTTAATTGTTTCAAGTTTAACTCCATCACCTGGTCCTGTACCATCAATAAAGTCAATAAATGTTCTTTTGATGATACCAGATTTTTTAACTGGACCATAAATGTATCCTTTAACTAAAAAATCTAAATTATAGATTAATGTTCTTCTTGTTTCAAAATCACCTTCATATGTATCTTCTGTTGTCACACTTGTAAGTACAGTTGGTATATCGTGTGTAATATTCATCTCTGGAATTATCTTAACTGTTGTTGTCCAATCAGGTGTAAAGAAAGGAAGTATCTGTTCTAATATTTGAACACCATCATCTGCATTCTTTACAAACACACTTAGGTTAAAGTTAAAATCATAAGGTACTGGAGTAAACACCGATTTAATATCGTTATTAGCGCCAGCAGTGCCTTGTATTTGTACTCTCCTTTGAGTATTACTTAATTTTCTTTCTGGCATATATTGCATACCAACCATCTCAAAACCTATTCTAGGTAAACTAACACTAGACTTTTTTTGAAGATCTGGATTCTGTTCAACTCTAGCTAGAAACTTTTCTTTTGGTCCATATGCTATTGGAACTTTTATTGCTTGGATCCTAACTCCAGATTGATTAAATCTTTGTACAACAATATCATTAAATAATGTACCAAACATTACAACATATCTTCTTATGACTTGATTATAATACTGATGTCCAAACATTAGAACCTATCTACTTCACTAAATGGATTTCTTTCACTGAAGTCAATTATACTTTCACCTTCAGATTGGAAGAATGAATTATTAGCACCAGTGTCTTGAGTAAACAATTGATACTCTTGAACTATTGAATCTCCACCTTCTTCCAGTAATTTGTCTCCATCTTCAAGCAACATTTCATACAATAATGTATCAAGAGTTTGTGCTGTTTCTGTTGAATCTATTTCTGTATTACCAGTTCTAATTTGCTCACTACTGTATTTGAATAGTTCACATCTAAGATCATAACTTTGTAGTCTTCCAGTTTGATAAAATATATCTTCATGTTCTACATACTTAATTTCAAATATTTTATTGACTAATGGAAAGAATACTAGATCACCTTCTTGTGGTCTATTAGCTGTTATTGAATAAGCGTTAACTCCAGTTGTACCTGTTTCTAATACTATACTTTCTGTATGATTATTTCCAGTTAAAAATTGTCTTGATGGAGAATCTGTATTGGCAGATTCTTGTAAGTAGTTGTATCCTACTTCTGTTGTTAACTTCTCTGTTCTTATTTGATCAAATCTTTTTCTTGCAACTGTCAATGTAAGTTGGTCATTTAATTGTACACCAAACTTACTCATAAACTCACCTTCACCTTCAAAACCTTCTACATTCTTAATATACATTTCTACATCAGCTGCAGTTTCATATTTAAGAAGTTTATCTTCTCCAAATAAATGATCTATTCCTGATACTGTTTTAGGTAAGTACTTTACATTATGACCATAGATCTTGATTGATTCTATAGTTAAGTCTTCTACTAGATCTTGTTCCCTAGCATAGGCAAAATTATTAAAATATTTATTGGTGGCCATTTTAGCCCTCCATATCCATCACAGGCAAAGAATAACTGTTAAGTACTTCAGCTTCTAAGTTCCTTTGCTCTTCTGTGGCTTCCTCCCAAATCTTTTGACCATTAAAAGTAAGACCACCAGGCATTTGCATACCTTCAAACTTCTTTAAATTTTCACCCCATTGTTTTTTAATTAAACAAGTAGAGTATCTTCTTAACCACCAATCACTCCACATATCTGTATGAACATCTGGATCTATAACTGCATACCCATCTAATAAACAAAATTGTCCTACTGCTAAATCTTCTTTTGCTATATCTATATTCACAATATTTTTATGTCTGTTAAATCTTATAGGTTGACTACCTACAAATATTTCCTCTAAGTTCTCAACGTGTCTCATTGCTGTAACGTATGGAAGATAAGTTGTAGATGTAAAATCAAACAAATCATTTAAATGTATTTGATATCTAATATTGAATAGATTACTACTTTGTGTTGAATCACCTATATCAAACAATCTGGTAACACCAATTATTTCTGGTGACTCATTTGATAAATCTATTTGCTTATTGTCTTTGATTGTTTGTGTGATTTCAATCTTTTTGATTATTCTCTCAGTACCATCAAAGTGATAGTCTCTGTAATACTGTAGAGCATCATCAATTCTATCTTCAACTTGCTCATCATCAACATTGATATCAACGACGGGTTTGCCCAAAGTTCTTAGGCAATATTCTTTTAATGTACTCTTTGAATTTGGATTGGCCATGTATGTTTCCTTTTAAGTATTTATCTAAATCTCGTTTTGGTACCCATCCCAAATCCAACATATCTTGTATATTTGCAGTATTATCAAGACTTTCGCCTTCATGACCTGATCTTAGGGGTACATTCTTTACGTATTTATCAACCAATTCATTAACTTTTACACCTTTTCCACTTGCAATTTCGTATGTATGTTGCGTCCAATCCATATAAAAC